AACCGTTTCGTTGAGATCGGTGTAGTTGACATATTGAACATTCATCAGCGGCGGGTAGGGAATGAAAATGCGATCGCCAGCGGGCCACTGCTGAAGCCAGAGGTCCCACACTTGCTCGACAAAGCGCCGGCCGCATACGTCTTCGCAATATTGGCGTGCGGCCAGAATGTAGGAATTGATGAGCGAGTCTTCATCCGACCAGTCAACACGCAGGTGCAGCTTAGTCTCGTCGATCGTGACTGGCTCTTCGGTGGGTGGGGTGACGAGCGTAGTGCCCCACCATTGGTTCTGTGTAGTCGAGTACCAGGCGTTCTGCGGAAAGTTCCACAGCAGGCTGTTTGTGATTGCTGACATTTAGAATGTGGTTGGTGAAACGATTTCGGATTCCCATTCAGCGAGCGAACGGTCGCGATCCCCGTACTGGGCTGCCGTGGGAGTGGGACAGCGTTCTGTTTGAGCGCTGGCCGGAGTTAGGTCTGGCGCATGTGGCCTGGTTGCGCGACGAAGATTAGCTGCGATACTCCCGCTTCTTGTTGGGCTTGAACTGCTGCTTGGGTGTGTGGGCGAGAGGCAGCTCGTATTTCGGTTCGGGTTTTTGCGGAGGCTGTAAATCGGACGTGGCGATCCCGTCTCGAATCAGCGCAGCCGCCAGCGGGGCGGGAACATTTAAGATGTCCCCGGCCCGGTAAAAACGCACGGAGAGCCCATCTACGGCGATGCGCTCGGTGCGTAATAAGCGGATGGTCATTGCGAATTACTGTGCGGGATCGTAATCGGCGTTGCCGGCGTAGAACGTCACGCCGTACGCTTCCCCGTTGGTGTGCGTGCCAGTTGCCCGGACGTTGACCTTGAGGTAACGCTTGGAACCCTTGTAGCCAACCGGGTAGAGCCCGGCCAGATCCACTGCCCCGGTGCTCTTTGACTGGAAGAACGTTCCGGTTGCGGTGCCCGTGCGTGCGGTGAGAGCACCCGGGAAGGAAAGGTCTGTATCCGCCACCGCTGTATAGGTGATGTTGTCATCGCTTTCCTGAAGTTCCGCTTCGGTGTAGACCGAACTGCTGGGTGTGTCGCCAAATGCTCCCTGATGGAAAGCGGCGATCACACTCTGGAAACCTCGTGTGTCGAATGCCGAGCTGAGCGTGGTCGTGGTCCTGAGCAAAGGCGCCAGGCCCACACCGGGCTTTAGGTTATGGATTAAATCTCTTGTTGCTGCCATTGTTTTTTCCTTTTGTTCAGCGCCCTGCGATTAGCTGAGGACCTGGATTTTGAATGCGTCGAAGTCGATGACATCGCCGCCGACTCTCTTACGGGTGTAAAAGAGCACGTTCGGTTTGCTGGTCAGGTTGTCGCGGATGGTGCTCATGCCAACGCGGTCGACAATCTGGTAGCCCGATTTGAAATCTCCGAATACCAGTGCCAGCGCACCCGCGCCCACGGCCGGTACATCGGCTGCGTAGTTGATCTGGTAGCCGAGCAGCGGAGTCTGGTTGAATGCCCCGTTCAGCAGCGGTTGGAAGATGAGCCGGTTGGACGCATCGACCAAGGTCATGATGGAAGCAACGGACTGCCGGCGGATCAGGAAGGATGCGTTGCCTTGGAACTTGTCCTTGATGCTGGTGACGAGGTTGACCAGGCCGAGGTAAGTGAAGGCGCCGGAGGAGCCGCTGCCCACTTGCTCGATCGTGCTGCCCCAGGTGGTGCCGGAGCTATAGGTCAGCAAGCCGCGAGGCTGGCCGCTGCCGGTTCCGTTTACGAACGCAGTATTTTCCAGACGGGCGATCTTGTCGGAAATCTTGGTACCAAGATAGGCTTCAATGTCGATCATCGAGTCTTCCAGCATTTGCGTGGTGATGACCGGTTCGGCGTATTCCTCGCACGCGGTGATGACGCGGCGCTGTACCTGCATGGTCGAGCTGGTGGTGATCGGTCCACGCTCTGCCACCCAGCCGGCCCCTACATCGTTCGGGTCCTCGGGAATGACGTACTCTCTGGTGCCAATTGTCATCACGCTGGCCACCTGACGCATCGGGGAGGTTTCGAAAACCTTCTTGATGACGTTCTGGGCAATCGTGGGAGGCAGTACCCAATAGCCGCCGTCCGGATCGGATCCTACTGAAAGATCCTTGCGAACATCGGGCTCCAAGCCGTCCTTGTCAATACGCATGTATTGGGTGAAGGCCTTTTCGTAAGCCGCCAACTGCTCCACGTTCGGGGCGTATTCGTTTACGCTGCCGCCGCGAACCGGATACTGTGTGTCCCGGCGCATCTTGGCGAAGAACTCTGCGTTCTTCTGGGCTGCGGAAAGCTCCGCTTCGGATTGAGCGGGACGCTGGGCTTTCGCCTGCAACGCATTCAGCTCGCGTTGTACGAGCTCGTGCTTGCTGGTGATGTCCTCAGCGATTTTCTTGATCTTGTCTTCGAGCAGGGCATCCTGCTCTTTGCGCGATTGGTCAGCGGCGTGTTTGAATTCTTCGAAATTCTTGCCGATGGAGTCAACTGCGCCCTTGATGAGTTCTAAGCTCATGGACTTCTCCTGAAAAAAATTGAAATTTTGATTGGTTGGTTTAGGTGGGAACTGGGTGACGCGGTGGGTTTACGCTGCCTTGAGACGGTCAGCTACCGAGCGGGTCAGGTTTAAAAGCGAGTGGAGAAGTTCCGAGTCGCCGTTCTTTTCAGATTCAGATTTCTCTGTCTCTTCAGCAGATGTGTCTGCTTTCCCGCCACCTGCGGGATTCCAGCCTGCATACGGCTGAGGGTTCGCGCCTGGCCCAACCGGGTTCGGTGCGTTTACATCGTTGGCTGTGTAGCTGCGATGTGATAAATCCGTTAAGACTCCGATGGCCTTGGCGTGCATCTCGCCAGCAGCCTTGATGTGATCTACTGCTTTGGCAAGCTGGTCGGCGGTAGCCTGGCTGATGGCCCGGCCGCCTTTTTCGGATTTCTGGTTGAACGGTTTGCCGGCGGCCATGCGCTGCATGTCGTGATCGGCCATCTTTTCGCCATAGGTAGCGTAGGCAGCCCTCAGCGCCGCCGATTTCGCGGCATCGTCCATGTCGGTATCGGCGTAGATGTTGCCGCGCGCCCCTTGGAGTTCCTGTTTAATCGAGGCTCGTTGCACATCCTTGGCTGCTTTGTCGCCAGTATCGATCCCGTGTTCCTTAGCAGCGTGCTTGATTTTGGCTAGCACCGCGGCTTTTTCGGACTCCGGGATTCCTTGCGTTGCACCGAAGCGAGCGAGGGCGTTGCGGAGATGCGACACCGTTTTCTCTTCGGTTGAAAATTTGATAGGAAGTTTCCAGGTCGAGGTATCTTCCGGATCGCCGATGTACGCGAAGCAGTCTGCGGTCAGATCCTCGCCGGCAACACGTTTGGTTTGTCCTTCCGCCTTGGCGCCCGTTGCGACCGCTTCCAGGTTTGCCTGAAAGGTCACTATGCTGTATTCCTTGAGCGCTACCTCTTTGAAGTGCTTGACGCCGTCTTTGACATACGTGCTGTCCTTGGGAACGGTGAAGCCGATGGAAAGCCCAGGCTTGGCTCCCACTTCAAGACCAGTCTTCAAAAACGATTGTGCGTAGCGGCCAGCTTCGGTGTCGATCATGAGCTTTCCGGATACGGCTAAACCAAATCCGTCCTCAATTCCGGAGACGTTCCAACCTACAGGTGTCGAACGGTCATGCTGCCAGAGGATCGGCACGACGCCTTTGGTGTGGTCCAAGGTGCGCTTGAAGGCACCCTTGTCGATTACTTCGTTGTCGGAATCGATATTGCCTGTGACGCTGGCATAGCCGGTGAAGGTTCCGTCATCGTCGACGCTTTTGACCTCCAACTTGAAATTTTTTAGAATCATGTTTTTTCCTTCCGCCTCTCGGCAGTAGGGCAAATAAAAAAGCCGCCCATTGCCAGAGCGGCTTGTTTTTTCTGCCTTTTTAAAAATGTGTGTTTGTGTAAAGCGAATTAATCGGCCGGTTCTTTCGGCCCTGCCACGAATCGTTCCCACTCGTCGTTGAGTTCCGTGACGTCATGGGCAGCTACTTCCTGTGGCTTTTCTGTCATCCGTTGTTTGCACGCTGGGCACAAGGCCACCCGTTCCACTTCCATAGTCCCCTCGATGATGGTGTCGACGGCGAACGCTTCGATGGTGAGTCGTGGCGGGCGGCCGGCCTTTTGTCGGAAGGTGAT